TGTATGTGATCCTTTTTCCAAAGCGTCTTGTATTGCCGCCTTAGTCAATGTGCCATGTACTTGGTGTAAGTGTCCAGTTTGATCTGTGATCTTTTGCGCGTAGGACTGAATCTCTTCGATAACTGATTCACCTGGATTAGTCCATACTTGATTTCTAGATCCTGTAACTAATGGCGTAGGTTCTGTAATATGAGAACCACGTACATGTCCAATTAAGCCGGCAGGTGTATCAGGGTCGTTGTAATGACGATATGCTTCTCTTTGTTCTGGGTGTGAGACTCCTATTTCAAAATACTTATTAGGTACTTCTTTAGGCGTAAGTCTTTGATACCCTACATATTTATAACTAGGCTCACCCATAGACATAGCATCAGGGTCATGCCCTTCCATCTCCATTAAGTATGCAATACCATTATCAATCATCTCTTCTTTTTGCATCATGAATGCGTCTTCTAAAGAGCTAACATCGTGGTAACCTAATTGCTTAAATTTCTTTTGAATGTTCTTAGGTAAGTGTTCCATTTCACCACCACCATACATAATACTTGATGCATGATCTCTTAATTCTTCAGGTAACCCCATACTTCTAAATACATCATAGTCATCCGTCTCATTTTCTACAGTGTCTCTGAAATGTTCTCTAACGTCGTCAGATCGAGTTGCTAAGTCTACTTTCTGATACTTACTTGGATTAATCTCTTTTTCAAACTCAGCTTTGGTCATCTTAGCTTCAGGTGTAATGTATTGCAACTTAGCTGCTGCTGACTTCAATCCTTCTTTTGTAATACCTGGTGTTTGCTTAACTTGATTCATGAAGCTTTGTAGTGTTTGTGTCTCAGGTCCGCGTAACGTTTCTCTCGCTATACGTGGTACTAAGTTTAGATTGCCAACTGCTTTGATTGTACCTAAAAAGGATGTAGGATCTTTCATTGCAGCTTCAAGCTGGTAATTTAAGTCCTTGGCATAATCATTGGGTGTGACCTGCTCACCACGTAACTGTCTTGCAAAGGGTATGTCAGATTGTTTCCATCTTGAGAATGCTTGCTCTATGGGTGTATTCATTGAGAAGCTTGGTGTGACTGTGTTCGTTGCTTTAAGTCCACCAGTTGCTGGTGACTTATTCATCATTGCGGCTAAGCGCATCTTATCTAGTTCTGAGTTATCTGCCATCTACATTCTCGATTCTTTGCATGATGTTAGTCTTTTGTTCGTTACTTAGTTCTTGCCATTGAATGATTTCGTCTATGGTGCGTTTGCAGCCCATGCAGATCTCATTATCTAGAAGACATGAATGCTTGTCACAAGGAGACGCGGTAATATATTCTGCTACTGTTGTCATATAGTTCTTTGTTTCATTTACACTGCATAAGGATTTACGTAACGTGGTCTTGTCTCATCCACATACATATCTGAGTTATCAATCACTGGATCAATGTTGATGAAGCCCATGTCACGGATAACTCTTAGTGCCTGTGATGTCGTGTCCACCAAGTCATCATGTCTGACTTCTGGGAATGCACATACCTGAGCTACAAGCTGTTCGGCCCAATCTCTTGGATAGCCATCACGCTTAGTCGACTCAGGTATATACACTCGGCCTTTGGCAATGATAGGTGCTACTACGTTCAGGCGCATCATCTTATCTGCGTTGCCTGGGTTATATCCTCGTACGGGTAACCCGGCTCTTTGCAAGTCTTGTAATAAGCTAATTCCAGCCGACTTATCTTCGATGAGAACTAAGTCAACTTTCTTTCCATGCCCCCATTCATTCTCATCTCCGTAGATGGATTTATATTCCTCTATGACTCTAGGTCTTAGGTCAGGGTATTGCATGTGCTCAGTCCAACAATCAATTAGCATGACGCTCATTGGCTTATCAGGACCTGGTTTAAAGACACCCCACACTGAGCAAGCTGTAGGATCATTCTTAGTTTTATCTGACGTAGCGCAATCGTAACTTTGTACAACGTACTCAAACTTAGGTAACGCTTTGTCTTTAGGCCAAAGTTTAAACCAATCTCGTTTGACGACACCTGATTCTTCAGGGTCGATAATCTCTGCATATATTTCTTGGCGCCCTAAGTTAGTTCCCTCATACTGAAGGATTTGATTCTTAAATGTGGGCGCTAAATTATCTATGTTGTCGTACGTCGATGCTGAAGTATATGCAACATCATCACCGTCTCTTGCAACTAGATCGACAACCAATGGTTTAGGTTTAGGTGTTGTTGTACATAATACAACAGGCTTAGAACCTAGACGCATTCCGAATTGTAGCATATCCCAGGACTCGTCCAAGTAGTCCCATGCAGCTAACTCATCACACCAACCACCATGAAACTGAGGACCTCGGAATCTAGCTGGTTCGGATGCCGGAATCCCTTTTATGAGTGAGCCGTTCTTAAGTTTGATCTCTTGTAGAGACCTCGTATAAGATTCCACGATCTCAGGTGGCATAACACTTAGCAGACCTGAGTCTCCCTCAAAGCAGACATCGCGTACATCACCGGCTGTGGGTGCGGAGACTAACCACCTTGTCTTAGGTTTGCTCCATGCTTCCCACCAAGTCCACTCAGCTGCGCTTCTTGTCTTGCCTGCGCCACGTCCAGCTAAGAGCAACCATATTGCCCACCAATCGCCTTGTGGAGGTATTTGGTGCTTATTGGCTATGGTTAACCACTTCAATCTTGCCTTGAGCGCCGCTTTATGTTCTACGGGCAACGCATTTAGATCTGGGCCAGTCTTAATTTTTTGAGCTATGTGCTCAGCAATCTCACTTTTCTGCATCTGATTGTCGTAGGCTCAGCAGATCGTTTACAAGATCTTGAGCAAAGTCATGGACAACATCGACTTCGATCGGTTTGCCCTCTTTGCCAGTTACTTCGACTTTAGTGTTTTCGCGATATTTCTTTGGGAACCGCGCGCTCATACTACGCGCCCATAACCCTGTGTTTAGCTTTGTGTTACCAGGTGACTCAATCATATGTGTGAGCGCTAATTTCTCCCAGTACGCTAACTCTTGGAGCTTGGCTTCATCAATCGCAGCTCGAAACTCATCGTGTGCTTCGTACCAATGATCAGCAGTTGAGTGTGCGATACCAAGTTCAGCAATGATCATCTCAAAGGAGTAGCCAAGCTTTCCAAGCTCGACAGCCTTCGGACAATAGGCTGGATCATACTTAGAAGGTCGCCCGATATACTTTCCGTTTTCAGTCATAGTTTTAGTTACCATAATAAATGAAATATTACATCATAAAATTTATAAAAGATAATACTTATTTGCGCATCACGCTTAATTGGAGGTTACAAAAAAGGTTACAAACCGCCCGAAAACTATATATATAGAAACGTAATATCTAATTTATATATCTTTTTATAATATTGTAACCTTTGTAACCTTTATAAAATAATATATTATTAAATAATAAAATCAATAAGTTATCAGGTTACAAAAAAGGTTACAAAAAGGTTACAGGTTACAACTTTTTTCTAAAAATTTGTGCTATTTTCCATCTCTAAAGAGATAGCATGAGATGTTTTACGTGTTATTTCAGCGTTCGATGCCTGAGTTACAAGAGTTTTTGTAACCTTATTCCTAGCATCAAATAACACAACACGAACAGCTTTGCCATCGACTTTCACGACTTCTTCGTGACAATCACCCTGCGCAAGCAACGCTTTCATGATATAAGACTTCTTAGCATGATTATCATGGCCCCATTTTTCACATAGAATCTGTAATTGTGCCGATGTAAAAGCACCAATACCGTCCAAGTTATCTTTAGTCCAGTTAGTAAGTTCCTGTGCAAAAGACTCTAAAGGTGTCTTAGACGCGGCGATTGCGATGTCTTTGTATTTAGTTTTGGGTGCCGGTGCGTAAGGATTAAAGTTAGTCAGATCACGATTTAAATACCAATTAAGTACATAACTAAATCCTTTGCCGCCATCTTCACGTGCCCATTTCATCATTGCATGGACGCGGTTAAAAATATCCGACTGTTCAAATGTAGGACACTTATATATCGCCTCTCTACGAGATGAGTTACCCATATGTGTAATATAAGGTTTGTTAGAAGTAAAAACGTAATTCACATAATTCTGTATGGTATATTGCGCGCCATATTTATTGTTGATCACAATTTCTTTCCCTGTGATTAGGTTTTTAAGCCTCGCAGAATGATCGGCTCGATCAGATGAAGGTTCATTCACCACAACAAAGATTTTACCTTTGAGTGCACCGTTGAAATTGCCAAATAGGTCATCAGGCCCTAATGCTGCAGCCGGTGCGTTATCTCCCATACCAAGCATTTCAGCAATGAATTCAGGTATCGCAGATTTTCCCATACCTTGCATATCATGAATGAATTGTGGTGATGTGTTGTTACGTCGCCAAGGATATTGAATCACATTTGCAACCCAGTCATGCCAATAGTCAGCAAAGTGCGGCTCTTCTTGAAAGAAATAATTACAGAATTCTAGATAAACTGAAGGGTCGCCGTTATGCGGTTCATACGCCCAGTTCTTAAATAGGTTATAACAAGAGTGTGGAGTGATTTGCAAACCCTGGTATTCGGGATACATACCAATGTGTTCGAGTTTACAGCATCGACTCCACTTCTTGTACTCTTCAATAAGCGGGATTTCTTTTGAAGAGGTGGCACCATTTGATCGTTGTATGATTTGCACAAAGTAATGTTGTGCACTGTCAATTTTAGCTTTATTCCAATTAAGTACAAGCCCGTCTTTGAGTCTTATAACATCGCCATTGAATAAAGCATATTGTGTTTTGAATTCGTAAAGTTTAGTTTCTAAAGTGTCAATGCC